TAATATACACCGTTCCGATACTTCTATTATAGCCTAAGCAACAAGTACGAGCAACCCCTCACTGGATGCGAGGTTTCACCCGCCTTATATATTGTAACTGGTAATATACAGTTACCGAAAGGGAAAACAACCAAAAAAACGGAGGAAAACACAATGGTAGCATACGGAATCGCAAAGGCAAGAGCAATGGCAAACAGAACGGACTGGAACGAAAGAACCGAAATCACAAAGGCGGTCATCACCTGGTTCGATGCGGACTACGAATACGAACTGGAGATTGAAAACGAGGACAGGATGGACAACGAGGAGTTCACCGCATGGGTTGAGGAAAACGCAGAAAGCCTTGCAAAGGCAGATGCCGAGGAAAACGGAACGACCTTTGAGGAAATCGACTGCATCGACTTTACGGAAAAGGAAATCGATGACGATGCCCTTTTCGATGAGGAGTACGAAAACGCTTGCGAATTTGAATGGGTGACTCCCCACGGGGTGGGGAGATGTCCCGAAGGGACAGAGGGGACGGGCACCTGTTAGGTGTGCCAGACCGGACGGTAATCCAAAAACCACAACCCAAGACCAAAGCCCCGAAAGGGGCTGCGGCTCGTACAGCCACTGTGTTGCCCTGTCCGGCGTAGTTTCGTTTCCTCCGAGTGGTTTTTCCTTTTCCGCAAATGCCTCACACAGGGCAACGTGGGGCTTGCTTTTTTGGTTGGTATCATACACAATTTTCTGCTTTCATCTTTGTGCAGAATATGCCGGAAATTTCGTTGACTTCTCTCGGCGGTTATGGTAATATACATCATGCCAAGAGGCAAAAACAACGAAAACTGGAGGAAAAAACAATGTGGACAGAAGGAACGATTCGGGTTGGAGCAAGCGTATTTCACTACTGGGTGAAACACTACGAGGAGCCTTCCACTTTTGGATATGAGGAAGGCAGAGCTTCGAAAATCTCCCTGCGGCGGAATGGCAAAACGGTGTTCAATTTCGACCGGGGCATGGATATTCCGCCGGAGGATGAGGAAACCGAAACTGCACTGGCGATCCTGCTGAAACAGTACAACTGATTTTTTCAAAACCGAATCCCACAAGCCGGAGCCGAAAGGCTCTGGCGGTCGTACCGGAAAAATTTCTATTGGTGTATCTTACACAAGAAAACGGCGAAATTTCTACGTTTTTTCTGTCTGTTTAGCCGCTTGCTATCCTTGCTTTTGTATGGTAATATGGTTACAATGGGAATAGAATCTCGATTAAAAAAAAGCCCACCGGGGCATAAAAATAAATGATACAGACTTGCTTTTTGGCAGGTCTTTTTTGTTGGGGGGTGAGAACAATGGCAAGATTTAAACCAACACGCTTTATGGCGAAAGATTCAAAATATGATAAAAAGGCGGCAGACTATGCTGTTTCCTTTATCGAATGCCTTAGCCATACCAAAGGCACATGGGCGGGAAAGAAATTTGAACTGCTGGACTGGCAGGAACAGATAATCCGTGACCTGTTCGGAATCTTGAAACCGAACGGCTATCGACAGTTTAACACGGCTTACATTGAGATTCCGAAGAAAAATGGCAAATCAGAGCTTGCTGCTGCCGTTGCTCTACTATTAACTTGCGGTGACGGTGAAGAACGTGCCGAAGTTTACGGTTGTGCTGCCGACCGCCAACAGGCTGCCATTGTATTTGATGTAGCTGCCGACATGGTGCGAATGTGCCCTGCCCTTTCCAAACGAGTGAAGATCCTGACCTCACAAAAGCGTATTGTGTACATCCCGACCAACAGCTTCTATCAGGTGCTTTCTGCTGAAGCCTATAGCAAACATGGTTTCAACATTCACGGGGTTGTGTTTGATGAACTTCATACGCAGCCGAACCGAAAGCTCTTTGATGTTATGACCAAAGGCTCCGGCGATGCCAGAATGCAGCCTTTATATTTCCTGATTACCACCGCCGGAACTGACACAAATTCAATCTGCTATGAAGTTCACCAAAAGGCAAAGGACATTCTGGAGGGCAGAAAGCATGATCCGACTTTCTATCCGGTTATTTATGGTGCAGATGAATCGGAAGATTGGACTGACCCGAAGGTTTGGAAAAAGGCAAATCCAAGTCTGGATAAGACCATCGGCATGGATAAGGTGGTGGCTGCGTGTAATTCTGCAAAGGAAACTCCCGGTGAAGAAAATGCTTTTCGACAACTGCGTTTGAATCAGTGGGTAAAACAGGCGGTGCGTTGGATGCCGATGGAAAAATGGGACAAATGCAAGGTCGCTTTTGATGAAGAGATGCTTGCAGGTCGTATCTGCTACGGTGGGCTTGACCTTTCCAGTACAACAGATATTACAGCTTTTGTACTTGTCTTTCCACCTACTGAAGATGATGAACATTATTATGTTCTGCCTTACTTCTGGCTGCCGGAAGAAACACTGCCACTCAGAGTAAGACGTGACCATGTTCCATATGATATATGGGAGCGACAAGGCTATCTGAAAACTACCGAAGGCAACGTTGTTCACTATGGTTTTATTGAAAATTTCATAGATGAACTGGGGCAGAAGTTTCATATCAAAGAGATTGCTTTTGATAGGTGGGGTGCAGTGCAGATGTCGCAGAATCTTGAGGGGTTAGGTTTTACGATGGTACAATTTGGACAAGGATATAAAGATATGTCACCGCCTACCAAGGAACTGATGAAACTGACTCTGGAACAGACCCTTGCCCACAACGGACACCCTGTTCTTCGGTGGATGATGGATAACATTTTCATCAGGCGTGACCCTGCCGGAAATATCAAGCCGGATAAAGAAAAATCCACAGAGAAGATCGACGGTGCTGTCGCCATGATCATGGCTCTTGACCGGGCAATTCGCTGTGGATGCGTTTCTGATGAGTCGGTTTATGATACGAGGGATATGCTGGTGTTATAGGTTTGATTATCTTTGCAAACTGGAATTGTCAGCTTAGTTCATCCAACATTTGAAACATTTCATTTCCATTATCCATATTAATTTTTATTATACGCCATCGTATACAGTGAAATGCCATTTTTCAATTTTTTCTCGCCACATAGTTCCATTCCACATCTAGTATATTTTTTTACTTTTAACGGCGTATCAGTATCCAGAATACAGGGAATATTCTTTGTGTCCGCCTCGGCAAAAGGTTGCTCCAAAATCTTGTGCATATATCCTTTCCCCTGATATTCTCGCAGGACAACAACCATGGATACTGCAATATAGTCATGCTCTTTTTTGAAAATCTTCGCATACTGTTCGTCTCCACTTTGTGCCATAGCTATCAGTGCCTTAGGCGGTAACTCGCATAAAAGTCGCTTGATCATATGTAAGGTCGAACCCATTGAAGGTTTTGCCCTCTTACTCCAATAAGCAAGATATCCCTCTCCTATTTCAGATGTGGTATACAGAGTTCCTGCTCTGTAAAACCATTCCGTCATAATCTCAAAGCTTTTTATTGTTTGCTCTCTTGTGAGCATTGTAACTGTTCCGGCTTTTTCATCAGCAAATGCCTCACCGATTCTTCTGCCAATGTCTGCAATTTCTTTCCTTGATTTATTTTCCACTTTTATCATGGATATTCCTCCACCAATTTCCGATTTGTAAGGCAGCTGCCCTACACTTAGTTTCACATATTATACCACACACATATACGAAAAGTCAAGAAAGGACGTGATTTCATGGGAATTTTCAGCGGACTATTCAAGTCCAGAGATAAGCCTCAAAACAGTTATGACAGCCCGTCATACACATACTTTTTCGGACGAGCCAACAGCGGCAAACGTGTCACAGACAGAACAGCCTTGCAGCATATTGCGGTGTATGCCTGTGTGCGGGTTCTGTCAGAAGCCATTGCCCAGCTGCCATTACACGTTTACCAATATACCGAAAATGGAAAAGAGCGAGTGCCACAGCACCCGCTTTACTTTTTGCTCCACGACCAACCAAATCCAGAAATGACATCATTTGTATTCCGAGAAACGCTGATGAGTCACCTGCTGATCTACGGCAATGCTTATGCACAGATTATCCGAAACGGTCGTGGAGATGTATTGGGGCTGTATCCGCTGATGCCGGATAAGGTTAGAGTAGACCGTGACCAGCGAAATCGTCTGGTCTACATCTACAGTCGCTACGATGAAGCCAATCCAAACCTGAAACAGCAGGGCGATATTGTCCTGCAGGCAGAAGATGTGCTGCATATTCCCGGACTTGGGTATGACGGCGTGCGCCCAGATAGGGCATAGTGAGAAGTAGAAAGATGGTACTACCATGCAAGACAACGTATGAAATAACCTGTTTTATCGGAAGATGAAAATCGACCGGGAGTATAGCATAACAGGAAAGCGGTAAGTTGATTAAAGATAATTTATCACGACTGAACTGCAACATTAAGTGAATATGAGGATAAACCTGTGTTTGGTTAAGGCAAGTTTCAAGTTTCGGTTAATCCACGACAAGGGAAAGTATCTGACACCTTTGACATGAGTATGAATGGATAAAGCCGTCGTTCATTTAGTTGTCAATAAACTCATGTAACCCGCAGGAGAACCTGTGGTAAAGAAACGAAAGCATATCCGACAATTCACATACCAACTCATTATGTTAACTGGGGATTGCCTAAAACGGAACGCCAAATGGCTATGTGTAATGCCGAAAGGTGATAAATTCTAAGTGTAAAAAGCAAGGAAGATGACACTGAATATCCGTAAAGGCAACGGAGCGTTCGTAGTAGTCCGAGAGAGTTAATGGCTCTTGCATGGCGAAGGAACGCAGTTGTTATGTACTAAAATGAAAAGAAGTTAGGGAGGAATACCTCAATGACACCAACGATTGAAATTTTAGAAAGAGTAAACAGAAACTCACAAAAAAATAAGGATGAAGTGTTTACAAAATTATACAGATATATGCTTCGTCCAGATATTTACTATGTAGCCTATAAAAATCTATATGCCAATAGTGGAGCATCAACAAGAGGTGTGGACAATGACACGGCTGACGGTTTCGGTGAAAAAAAGATAATGAAAATTATCAATATGCTGCAAACCGAAAGCTATGAGCCGAGTCCGTCAAGACGTGCGTATGTGAATAAAGCAAACGGGAAAAAGCGTCCATTAGGCATACCCACCTTTACCGATAAACTTGTACAGGAAGTTTTGAGAATGATTCTGCAAGCAGTTTATGAGCCTGTTTTTCTGGACTGTTCTCACGGTTTCAGACCGAACAGAAGTTGTCACACCGCTTTGAAATCTATAACAAAAGGTTTCAATGGCATACGTTGGTTTGTAGAGGGAGATATAAAAGGCTGCTTTGATAATATCAATCATGTAAAATTGGTTGAGATTATCAACAGAAAAATCAAGGATGCAAGGTTGATTAAACTGATATGGAAGTTTCTGAAAGCAGGATATATGGAAGATTGGAAGTATAACGCAACCTACAGCGGAACTCCACAGGGCGGAATTGTTTCACCGATATTTGCCAATATATATCTGCATGAGCTTGATAAGTTTGTGACCGAACTTGCAAATGAGTTCAACTGCAAGGGAAAGAATTACGCAAGCAAAGAATATGAAGCAGTCAGACACCAGATGAGAAAGTTAAATCCGCTGATTGAACAAGCGGAGGGCGAGGAAAGGGAACTGCTGATAAAGCAGAAAAAAGCAATTCGTTCAAGATTGCTGAAAATCCCCTATAAAGCACAGATTGATAAAAAAATTAAATATGTGCGATATGCTGATGATTTTCTTATCGGAATAAACGGCAGTAAAGAGGACTGCCAGACAATAAAGCAAAGACTGTCAGAATTTATTTGTAATGAGCTCAAAATGGAACTTTCAGAAGAAAAAACCTTGATTACACACAGCAGCAACTATGCAAGATTTTTAGGCTATGATGTGAGAGTACGACGGAATAATGACGTTCGCAAAGCAGGAAATACAACACAGCGAACGTTAAGTCAAACGGCAGAGTTAGCTATTCCGCTGAATGATAAGATTATGAGATTCTTATTTGATAAGAAAGTAATCAATCAAAGTAAGAATGGAGAAATCAAGCCTTGGACACGTCTGGCTCTTACAAGATGCAGTGACCTTGAAATTGTCACAGCTTACAACGCAGAATTAAGGGGAATATGCAACTATTACTCATTGGCAAGCAATTTTGGAAAATTGAACTATTTTGCGTATCTGATGGAATATAGCTGCCTGAAAACCCTTGCTTGTAAGCACAAGACAACAATTGCAAAAATCATAAGGAGAAATAAGGACGGAAAAGGAAAGTGGCGTATCGCCTATAAAAACAAAAAAGGTGACTGCTATTGCTATTTTGCTAATTTTAGTGAATGTAAAGAATCAAGTTTTTCAATAGATGCCATTGATACAACAGCAATGAAACACACAAGAACCAAAACCGTCTTTGAACAAAGGTTAGCTGCGAAAGTCTGTGAATTATGTGGATGCACCGATGCGGAACACTATGATATTCATCATGTCCACAAAGTAAAAGACCTGAAAGGGAAAGAATTTTGGGAACAGGTGATGATTGCCAAAAGGCGAAAAACAATAGTTGTTTGCGAGGAGTGCCATAAAAAAATTCACAGCAAAAGAGTTTCTAATACCAAATAACAATGGAAAGCCGTGTACATCGAGAGGTGTAAGCACGGTTTGGGGAGAGGGATAAGTAAACCTACAATAGAAATATTGCAAGGCGACTTTTCCCTACTCTACTTGGTGGGATATTCTCCCATTGCTCTTGCAAAGAATGCAATCGGCATTTCCCTTGCCTGTGAAGACTATGGTTCTACCTTTTTCGCCAACGGAGCCAGTCCATCTGGTGTGTTGGAGCATCCGGGAGTCATCAAAAATCCAGAGCGTGTGCGGGATGCTTGGCAGCGTGCCTATGGTGGTTCCAACTCGCATCATACCGCAATTTTGGAAGAGGGCATGAAATACACGCCTATTTCCATCCCCAACAATGAAGCACAGTTTCTGGAAACCAGAAAGTTTCAGGTAGAGGAAATTGCCCGGTTGTATCGAGTGCCGCTTCATATGATCGGCGATCTTGACCATGCCACATTCAGTAACGTGGAACATCTATCATTGGATTTCGTGAAATACAGTCTTGACCCGTGGATTGTTCGATGGGAGCAAGGCATGATGAAAGATCTGCTTTCCGATTCAGAGAAAGGCAAATACTTCATCAAATTCAATGTAGAGGGGCTTTTGCGTGGTGACTACGCTTCCAGAATGCAGGGCTATGCTACCGCCAGACAGAACGGCTGGATGTCCACCAATGACATTCGGGAACTGGAGGATATGAATCTGGTGCCGGAAGAACAGGGCGGAAATCTGTATCTCGTAAACGGTAGCTTCACCAAACTTGCTGATGCAGGTGCATTTGCAAAGAAAAATGAAAAGGAGGAAACGACCCATGAAGAATAATCGTTTCTGGAACTGGGTACGCAACGAAGAAACCGGTGCATCGGAGATGTATTTGTACGGTGCGATTGCGGAGAGTACATGGTTTGAAAATGACATCACCCCTGCCATGTTCCGCTCGGAACTGCAAAAACACAGCGGTGATGTGACCGTCTTTATCAACTCGCCGGGCGGCGATGTGTTTGCCGCTAGTCAGATCTATACCATGCTCCGAAACCATCCGGGCAAGGTCACGGTCAAGATTGACGGCATTGCCGCTTCTGCGGCTTCCGTGGTGGCGATGGCTGGAGAAGAAACCTTGATTTCACCGACCGGAATGCTGATGTGCCACAATCCGATGACCTGTGCCATGGGCAACAAGGCAGATATGGAGAAAGCAATCGCACTTCTGGATGAAGTCAAGGAATCCATTATCAATGCTTATGCAGAAAAATCGCATCTCAGCCGCAATAAGATCGCAAGGCTGATGGATGAAGAAACGTGGATGAATGCAGAAAAAGCATTGCAGCTGGGATTTGTAGACGGCATTCTCTTTTCTAAAAAGAATCCGTTTGTTCCAGAAGAAAAACCAGAAAAAACAGATCCAGATGAAAAAAAGAAAGAAAGCACAGCATCCATGCTGTACACACCATCCAAAACGCTGGATTCTTTTCTGCAGAAGATTTCTGCAACTGCATCCAAAGGCACGCCGATCAACCAATTGGACAAGCGGCTGGAGCTTTTGAAATATTAAAAATACAGGAGGACTGATACTATGACAATTCAGGAACTGAGAGAAAAAAGAAGCAAGGCATGGGATACTGCCCGTGACTTTTTGGATTCCAAGCGAAATGAAAGCGGTCTGCTTTCGGAAGAGGACAGCAAGACATACGATGCCATGGAGCAGCAGATCGTGGCATACGGCAAGGAAATCCAGCGGCTGGAACGACAGGCTCAGATTGAAGCGGAGATGAACAAGCCCACTTCTACGCCGATTCAGAACAAGCCGAACGCATCCACTCACAGTGATACCAAGACCGGCATTGCATCGGATGCATATCGTACTGCTTTCTGGAACAACATCCGCAACCGCAATTTTTACGATGTCCGAAACGACCTGCAGGTTGGTACAGATACTGAGGGTGGCTATCTTGTTCCAGATGAGTTTGTGCGCCTGTAAAAGGCGATGTTTACAGTAGATTAGGCTCTACACCGCACAGCAGAGCGGTTGTCAATCTGCCTAACCGATGACAGGAAACTGGACACGGGAACACAGCACGGCAGAAACGCAGGAAACGTCAAAAGGATATGAGGCGAGTAGTACCTGCAATGACAAGATAACATAAGGATAAGGCTGGATTGCCAAAGCAAAGGTTAGCTCCTTTTTCGTGGGAGGGTGTGGAAATTATCCTGAAACCACTCTCATGACCCCACCATAATATTGAATTCGTTATGGTGTCTGCTATAGGTCATGAAGCAAGTGTGAGAACACGTGAGATAAACCGAAATGATATCCGACAGTTATCACTTGCCTATAAGCATCGTTAAACAGGGATTGCCTAAGTGGAAATGCCGAAAGGCTATGTCTATTCGAGACTGAATATTCCATATGGCAACGGAGCTTCCGTAGTAGTCCGAGGTGGATAACGCCCACTACATGGCGAAGGGAAGCAGTTTGTTAATTCCAAAGTAAGAAGATGAAAGGGAGGAGAATCCTCATGAATCCAACATCGGAGATTTTGGAGCGTGTCAATAAAAGTTCCTCGGAACATCATGACGGAGTCTTTACAAGGCTCTTTCGCTACCTTCTGAGAGAGGACATTTATTTTGCAGCTTACCAGAAATTATATGCAAACAGTGGAGCAATGACTCCCGGAAGTGACAACGACACAGCTGACGGTTTTAGTGCTGAATATGTGTATGAACTGATTGAAGAATTGAGGTTAGGAAAGTACAAGCCGAAGCCTGTGCGCAGAGAATATATCAGGAAACAGAACGGAAAAATGCGCCCACTGGGTATTCCGTCATTTCGAGATAAACTTCTGCAAGAGGCGGTTAGAATGTTTCTGGAAGCAATCTATGAACCGTTATTTTATGACCAGTCACATGGTTTCAGACCGGAGAGAAGTTGTCATACAGCTCTCGACCAGATAAAGACAAATTTTCGTTCTGTAAAATGGTTCATAGAAGGCGACATCAAGGGTTGCTTTGACAATATAGACCACGCAGTGCTTATTAAAACGTTAGAAGTCAAAATCAAGGACAGCAGATTTATCAATATTATCAGAGCTTTCCTGAAAGCAGGTTATGTGGAAGATTTTCAATATCATACCACAATCTCCGGTACACCACAGGGCGGAATCATTTCCCCTATTCTGGCAAATATATACCTGCATGAGCTTGACCGGAAAGTCATGAAACTCAAGGAAAAGTTCGATAAGCAGTCTACACGACACCAGACACCGGAATATCTTCATTTAGCGAAAAGAAGGCAGACACTTCAAAAGAAGATTGACAGGGTAAAAGGTGAGGAACGTGAGCTTGCAATCAAGGAATATAAAGCGGTGTGCAGCCAAAAGCTGAAAACACCTGCCAGAATGTCCGACGATAAAAAGCTTGTATACTGCCGATATGCTGATGATTTTCTGATTGG